TTAGTTCTCTTTTTTCTTACCATCTGGATGACCACCACCACCATTCTGGAGAGACACCTGATCATCAAGTAGCTTTGAAAAATTCTGTGTCACATCTTCTTTAATGGGTTGCGGTTGGCTTTTTAAGTTTTCAATTTTAGCTAGCTCAATCTGAGCATTCGTATTATTAATTTTCATATAAACTCCTTTTAAACTGTGACTTGAAACTACATTAATGTTTTCATAATCGCAACAACTCTAGACTAACACGCTATTACACTTCGACTTCAAAATATTGTAGGTCTGGTGCTGGGCCGATTATCCTGCCATCTTCTAAGTATGCTTTACCACTTGCCACCGATGATCCAATTGCTGTGGTCTCGCTGCTGTCAGTGTGGCGCACTGTTGTGGTGTCATTAGCATGAACTTGTACTACTTCAACAACTGTACGTTGCTTATTGGCGAGTACAGACGTTAGCCTACTTAATGGGTTAGACATTCTTCAATAGCTCCGCTGATTGCTTTATAGAGAGTGCGCCGTTTTGGGCAATGATCACATCGATGCTGATTGCATTGCATGTTGCCTTATAAAGGTACTGCTCATACTGAATACCAATTAATTGTCCAGGCCTTAAAGGAGGAAGCCAAGCCGCAATGCGTGTCTTGATAGAGCTTTGGGCCTTGGTTCCACTGTTGGCCAACTCTGCACTACCGCGCTGACGTAAGGCTTGCACATCGGTCATCAGCGGCTCTGTTACATCAGGGGCGTATCTATCACCCAAGGTCTCACGACGCTTTACCCGTCCGCTCACACCATCTTGCTCGCCACGCACATGGATCGCGTTATATTCAGGAGCCACCACTTTATTGGTGTTGTGCTCTAAGATGACAGCCTCATTTAGAATGACATCACACGTTGCGTCTGCTGTATCCCAAGGCATCACTGGCCACAGCGGCACCATGCTGACTGTTTTGGTTGCATCATCACATAAAAGCATGCCGCCAATGCTGCGCGCTACATGGTTGAGTGCCTCGGCTGGTGTTTTATTTAACACGTTAAATACACGCTCCGGCACAGGAAAGTCGATCATCTTATTGTCGAGTGTCCAACCATCACTGAGTAAGCCGCTCATGATCCCCGCAATGGTTTTGGCCGTCGCGTTTGAGTAGTTCCTTGGCGCTTGATATGGCGCGGCCAGCTCTGCAATACGGCTGCGCCCTGTGGCTGTGTAGTTGTAGTTATTGAACTTCAATTGGCTACTATCGACTTCAACAACGACATAGAACTCATAGCCATTGACTTGAATGCGCAGCAGTTCACCGAGTGCACGCTCAAAGTCTATTTTGGTCATAAAGCGCATATTGGCCGTTGCTGCAAATTGGCCACGACTGTGTTGGTATTTGAATGATGACAAAATGATGGGCAGTTCGTCGCTTACACGCACACAACTAAAGGTAGGCTGCATTAGGTAACTCCTTGCAAGGGGTGCTGTAATAGGCACCTTTAATTCGTTTGTTGGTACATCGTCCCAGCCTCGCTGGTCGCCACCAGGCAAGCCCCAGTAGCACACTTTGTGTGGCTCATCGAAACGCATCAAGATTGCGCCCGTATGCGTCTGGCTTTGCTCATCAAAGCGCAGCTTAACGGCTCCTGGGAACGGGTGCGCTACCCAGTAACAAATCCACTGCCACGGATACGGCCCCCAGTGCATCAGCACTGATTGGCCAACTTCATGAGGGCTTTGCCACCACTCCATCGTTGCATCGATGCCGGTGAGTGGGCCTGCTTTCCAACGCCAGGTGAAGTCTATGCCGGTGATGGGTGAGTTGGTTCGCCAGCGCATGTGCCATGTTGTTTGCTCACTCGGTAGTGCCGAAGCGTAGCGCCAGGTAAAGTCTGTGCCGGTGAGCGGGTGGGAGCTTGAAAACGCTAATTGATAATGCTTGCCAATGGGCTCTCCATTGAGCCATGCGCATTGTATTTGCTGGCCCACAGCCTCGGTAGTCTGCCAAGCGGGTGTGAAGTCGCGCTGCTCGGCCAAGCTTGTCCACCGCTGAGTTGTGGCAGACTCAATCGCCTGCCCATTGCGCCACGGCACACGCCACTCTTGGCCTATTTCAACAAATACCGGCTCTGGCGGGTCAACCGGCCCACCATCATCGCCGAAGCGCATAATAAGGGGGCTAGTTTTAACCTCATAGCTGGCAGAAAAACGCAGTTTAACGAACATTTAAGCACCTGGTTCGGGAAACGGATCGGCTGGGTTAAAAGTGGCCAAGTCCACTGTGGTTGCTTGGACTAAGTCGAAAATCTTGCCGCTGTATTGCGCATCGTCATCGAGCATGACCACCATTAGTACAGGGTCAACCGTATAGCTCAGCGGCACGAAGCGGTCAACAATGCCGGTGCCAGTGCCGCAATGAAATAAAAGCCCGCCGGTGTTTCTGTCTAAGAACATTAGCCGCTCAGCTTCTTGTTGTGCATCAACGCGGACAAACCCCACTTGAATCACATTTTCAGGGATGGCGTTTTTGATTGAAACAACGTGCATTTACCATTGCTCCATGTTGATCCAAAGTCCGCTATTGCGGTTACTATTCCCCGCTGGCACTTGCATGTACTGCTGGTTATCAATCGCTTTGGTGAAAGGTTGATACCCTACATTCCTGTATCCCACTTGGCCTGATACAAAAAAGCCAGGGAGCAGCGCGCGGCAATATGGCGATACGACGTTATTCATCGTGGGGGCGTTGCTATAGGAACCCTCGGCTACCACATACAGAGGACAAAGAGTTGTGATTTCTGGCTCCGCTGAATAGAGTGAAGAATCACCATTGCCACAATAAATTCCGAAGATACTGCTGGTAGTCATTAACACTGTCGTTTCACCGCCATCTGCAGGGTATAGCTTCATTAAAACCCCTGGGGATGCATCAACCAATTTGTAATTTAAGGTGCCGCTCCAGCGCGTCTGCAGGTTATCTCTTTCACCCGTGAAGGCCGTGAAACGGCCCGGATCATTAGGGATTAATGAATGGAGGTCGCCTGCGAAAAATGAGGGGGAATAAGTGGTTTGCTGATAGTTTTGGTTTGCTCTAAAAGGCGTAAAAGCATACATATAAAATGCTGTTGCCGTGCCTATAATCACCCAGTTCTTAGCAGTATAGTCTGGATTGGTTGAACCTGCGTCTATCGCAAAATAGAAGCCAGCGCGAGAAAAACTGCCTTGACTGGCAAAGTCCAAAGCGCTCTGTATCTTTAATGGATCAGTTGGCGCATTGCTTGGAGCATCGAGCATCAACGTGCCGCCTGTTCCGCCGCTCGCTGTGTCGTTTTGAAAGGCGATAAAAAGCGGTGCTGTTGATTCCTCGGCTATTGTCCACCCCAAAGGTTGCTTAGTGCCATAGCCCTCGACCAGGCACTTTTTGAATATCTCAATATATTCGCTGGGGCGGCCATCAACGACTTGCGGGGCGCCTACATCATCCCAGCGATAAACAGTTACTTGTTGCGTCATAGTGAGTCCCTATTGCCTCGTAGTGAAAGTGTGGATTTATCGTATTCGATGGAGCTGTGACCTGGGTTCACCGCGCGACTGACCATGATGGGCGGTGCTGCCGACAGCGTTTCAAATAAAAATGCTTCACCAGGCGGCAGGCCAGCCCCGAATGCTTCTTTACGAATGATGAAGTACGGCGCTTGCACAAAGGGGTTCATCACAATGCAATCATTGAGAATGTCGCCTGAGTAAACCACGCCTATATGCTCGCCGATTACGCGATAAGAGGTTTCGCTGTCAAATACCACCGCCCAGCGCTGATTGATTGCGCCAAGGTTGGTGGTTTCAATTGGGTACTGCGTGGTATTAAGTGAGGCACTGCCAGGCGGTGTGCTGGCACCAAAATCGTTTTGCCAGGCGGCAATGGTACGCTCATCTTTTGGGAGCGCTTGTAAATCACCGAGGACATAGGCACTGGAAATGCGCGAGCCTGCTGGGTATGTGCGCGTAAGCGGCGTTAAAAAGCGCAGCTCTTTATCATTGATATGGTCGACTGTCACAAGCTCAGATTGCACACTGGTTATTGTGAATGGGCCAGTAAATGAACTAATCCCCGCATTGATTGTGACAAGGCCCGAAGTCTTGTCATAGCTAAAGTTCGCATCATCGGGCGTGTAAAGGCGCTGCCAGTCTTTATCGTAGAGCTCAACGTGTGCCGCCTCTTTGAGCACTTGCACGGTGTCACCTTGGCCAAGTGACGGGCGCTCAACTGCGTCATGATGTTGAATGCGCACGATATTGTTCACATGAAAAATTGATACGCGCCCGTTATTCGGGAGACTGGTTGGGTCAATGTGCAGCCAGTCTGCGTCCATCACATGCTCTTCTAGCCAGTCTATGTCGTATTCAAGGTGCGTGATATCGACACCAGAGGCAGCTGATAAGCTCACATCGCCATTGGCGTTGATGGTGCCGTTGATGTTCGCGTGTGTGATTTCCCCCGTGTCTGTAGCGCTGACGCTAAATTGAGAGCCGTTTGCGAGTGTGCACCGCAAGTAAAACGAGTTCATCACAAACGATTCTGTGCCGACATTGAATGAAAATTCGCGCCGGTAGCCCTGGTTCGTTGCGTTGCGCATAAAAATCACTGCGCCCAAATCATCGGCTTGTGTTCCGACGGTATCAACATTGGCCGCTGGCGAAAGCTCGCCGGTTTCATAGTTACCCTGGGCAAACGGCGCACCATCACTATCGTAAAACACGCCAAAGCCGTTATCAGTGTATACCGTTGTATCTCCGGCTTTTTTAATGCGCCACGTTCTCGGTACAACTGCCTCATCAGCACTGAGTGTCATTGTGTTATCAAGCGCGTATTGATGATAGCGATAGTCATCGCTTGAGTAGTAATAAAAGTAAAATGAATTACCCGCGCCCAATGCCACTTGCAGCGTTGCACTCGCGACACCATCGTTGACTGAAAGCTGCGATGCATCTTGACTATTGTCTATCGGCTCCAACCGCCTCATACCGCCATTACGACCATAGTATTCGGCGCGATAGTACGGTTTTAGCGTGAACAGGTCGGGCACTTCAAAACTAAAGAATGCAATATCATTCGTTGTCGGCGCTTCAAAGATGATCTGACGTAAGTACTCTGTGCCGTTGGTGCTCGCACTGTGGCGATACACTATGTTTTTAATTTTTGGCACCACGCGCTGCGTTACCGGCAAAAGCGGGGTTTGCGTTTTTTCAACGAGCGCAGACTGGCCAGAGGCGTCAGCTGTGGTCAGCGCAACACCGTGATAGCGCGTATCAGGGGCCGCTAGCAGCTGGCGCATTTCGGCCATTTCTGTGGTGTCATTGAGTGCCGGTGCTTCAATCACTATCGTACTGACCAGCTCATCATCTGGCTCATCTGATACAAAGATGTGTGCATCTTGAAAGCGCGCTTGGTCAGCGGTGGCCACGGCGGGGTAAAGCTTTACTAGGTCGAAAGAGCCGCGCGCATGATCAACATCGGAAATGGAGCTAAATATATCGTTAAGCTTGCCGTTCACGACTTCCTCAGGGGTGCGATGGCCACCGGCGAAAGGCGCATTACCTAGCAATTCAGGTTTGAATATTTTAAGTGCGTTACGCATTTAAACCTCGTTTAAACAGTAATAAAGTGCAGTGTCACGTTGGCGAACCAATCAGGATCTGCATCAGAGTAAAAAAAGTCGGGATCAGTCTGAATGACCACTGCATTGGGGTTGTGGTAGAACTTGACGGTGTAACTCACGCCATTAATAACCAGTGGAAAAGCGCCCAATGTCGTGCGCGCCAGCTCCATAAGCGGCATGATGCGCCCAGCAGGCTCAGCGGTTTGGCTTGATAAGGTGATGGGTCTACCGACGTCTATTGGTGTCGATTCAATATGAAACGCGCCATTGAGCCCACGCTCTTCTTGCTGAGCGACACCCGAAAAGCCAAAACGGTTTGTCCATACGAAGTTATCAAGCTGATAATCTAAAAACTCAATCATAGGGTTGCCTTTAATTTCTCTAGTTCTTCAACCAAGATTTCAGCTGCATGCTGGCGCATGAATGCCTCGACATTGACGCCTCCTGGCAGAGCCAGCTCAATACGCTGCGTCGCGTTACCATCGCCCCCAAGTGTTTTTGTGAGCGCTTTAAGAGAGCGCACCAGTTCATTGATTTGTGTGTCACTCAGTGACTGTGATTCAGACGTACTGGAGCGTGTTTGTGGGCGTGATGGCGTCGTTGGCTGTGACTGCTGAGTTTGGCTTTGTTGCGCTGCGCGTGCATCACGCTCTGCCTGACGGGCTGCTTTCAGTGCATCCCGTCGTGCTCGTATCATGGCGTTGAGCTCTGATTTCTGAGCGCGGCCAACGTAAGTCAGCTGCTGATTAAGGCGCTTGTATACCTCATTCAACGCATTGTTTGAGCTGGCCTCGTTGATGTTGCGCACGAAGCGGTCATATTCAGCTCGCACCATACGCTCATGGTTTTGTTTCTCTTTTTGGGCTCTTAGGTCAAAGGTGCTTACAGAGCGGCTGGCACCCGAGACATTCGGTGTTGCGTAAGAACTTGCGCCACCGGCGCTGTCACTGCTGCTCCCATAGGAACTATAAGCTGAGCTCGCTCTGCTGGCACTTTGTGCTACTTGGTCCAGTGCTCGACGCTGCTCTGCCAGGCTTCGCGCATTTTCGGTATTGGCCCTGGACTGCTCACGCGTCGCCCGGGTGTTACGCTCTGTTGATTTCGTCGCTTCATCCTGGGCATGTTTGTAATCCCCCAATAAGCCGTCCACCGTGCGCAGCATCTCGCCGAGGCGCTCTTTCTGATAGGTGTACTCTTCTGCAGTGATTCTGCTGTGCTCATACCGCGCGTTCAGCTTAAGCACTTCGCTATTGAGTCGTTCCTTCTCTTTTTTTAACTCGCCGAGGGTCGATATCTCCAAGGCCTGAACATGATTCAAATCCTCCGTGAGGTGAGTTAGCCGCTCCTGTTGCTCGCCCAGCGCTTCAGTTGCTTTTTTCTTGTCTTCTGCAGAGGCGGTGGCGCTATCAATCACGCGCTGGTTCGTGGCCATCGCCTCATTCGTGGCAGCAATTTCACGCTGGTAGCGCTTGACTGC